ATATCAGCGTTGATGCGGTCATCGCCCAACTGAAGGAGGTTCTATGCAAGACCCCCGCCTAAACGGAGCATTCCACAAGAGCGAGTCGTCGAAGTATCTTGCGCTGACCGTGCCGTATCTCGTCGTTCAGGCTGTCGAGGAATGCGGCCTAATCCCCGTCGCCATTTTCGGCACGATGGCACTCTGCCGTCCGCCAACCCAATTCACGAAACGCGCCGACCCGCTCGGGGCCAACTACTATGAGTGATCTTCTGCCGGGGCTCTCGGGTTACATCCCGATCAAAAACAACTTCGAGCTAGACTACTGCGCGCAGCTCAGTGTCCGCTCGCTCCTGCCCATCTGCAACGAGGTCATCATCGTTGACGGCGGATCGACTGACAACACGCTGCCGTTCTTCGAGGAATGGGCGCAATGGGAGCCGAAGCTGCGCATCGTTCATTACGAGATTCCGCGTTTGCCGACGCCGGAGGAAGTCGAGCGCGATGATCTCACACGGCCTCCCGGCAACCCCGTCATGCTTATTCCATGGCTCGAAGCGGGCCGAAAGGCGTGCCGCTACTCGTGGCAAATCACCCTCGACGGTGACGAAGTGCTGGATGAGGGCTCTTATCCCTACATCAAGCCGGCCATTGAGTACGGCTATCCCTGCTGGATGAACCGCGTGAACCTCTGGAAATCGCCGCAATCGGAAGCCCCGCATGGGACCGTATGCGGCGAGCGTGTTGTCCGGCTGGCGCCTACCCGCATGGAAATGTGCAGCGACGAACCGCGGCCCGAAGGTGAGCCGGAGATTCGGCGCACCGCGGTCAACGGCGACAACATGGCGATTATCCATCTGGGGTTCCTACGGAAGCAGCCGGAGTTCCTGAAAAAGTCCCGAGTTATGCAGGGGTGGCTCATGAATACATACGACTCCCGCCTGCGCCAAGCCGAGCAGACTGGCGAATCGTGGGTCGCACTCTCACCATTCCCCGAGGGCAAACCCCTGATCCCCTGCAACCGAAAATTCGCGCCCTACGTCAACGAGTGGCTGACGGAGCGCAGGCATACGCTGAATCCATGAAACTCCGCGACAACATCATCCTTTGGCTCAAGCCGAAGTCTGACCTCGTGATACAAACGAAGGAAACCCATCGTGCTATGCTGGACATGAATTATGAACTGGGGGTCAAGGATGGACGCCTCCGGCTTCGGGATTCCAAGGGCCGCTTCATCAAATGAGGGAACCCGTCTATACCGACCGCCCCGGTTGCTTTGAGGAATACAAGGCGATCCTGACCGCGATCTACAAGATGGCCGGCGGCAACCCCATCGTGGACCTTGGCGTCGGCGAGGGGCACGTCACGAAAGAATGGGACGGCGTTTACATGGACCTCGTGGTGCGCCCGACGGCGCCGGGCAAGACGATGAAGGCCGACATTCTCGACGCCCCGAAAATTCTCGCGCAGTTCAACTACAACCTGATGATTATGTCGGACGTGATCGAGCACCTGCCGAAGCAGCCGGCGCGGCGGCTGCTCGCCGACATGGACGCGCTCTGCAAGGCGCGGTTCATCTTCACGCCGCTTGGGCCGTACCACGAGCAGCCGAATGCGACGCATCCCGACGCGCACAAGTCGTCATGGATGCCCGGCGAGTTCAGCGGGTTGAATTGGGAATGTCTCGTCTATCGCCGCTATCATATCTTCTCTGGTGAAGCCGCGTTGGGCGCCTTCTTCGCGTGGAAGTTCCGCGATGAGCCGACGCCCACGGTTGCGGAAGTCCTGAAACTGGCCGGAATTTCCCTATGAAAGACTTCGACGCCACGCCCCCCGGAAAAGATTACTACATCAGCTTCGACAAGGCGCTGATCGACCCAACCTTTGTGATCCGCGAAATCCAGCATTCCTACTGGGGAAGCTGGCGCACGCCCATGACCATCCTCAAGTCGATGGACTATTCGATCTGCGCCGGGGTGTTCAAGCACGCCGTCTGGGAGAAGAAGGATGAACAGAAGCCGAAGGACATTCAGGTTGGTTTCGCCCGCGTCGTCACCGACTACACGACCTTCGCGTGGATTTGCGACGTGCTGATTGCGAAAGAGCATCAGGGGAAGGGCCTCGGCAAGTTCCTGATGTGGCATTTGCACCAGCATCCCGACGTGAAACCGCGGGCCTGTATGCTGGCCACGCGGGACGCCCACGATTTGTACCGGAAGTTCGGTTACAAGGAATTTACCGCCATGAAACGTCTGCCCTCGGAGACCGGAGAATAATGCACATCCTAACCTTTCCCGACTCCCCCGAAGTCGCCGCGCACGGCGGCGTTAAGCCCGGCAGTCTCGTCTGCACCGATGCCAACGCGCACGAAATGGCGCTGGCCTTTCAGGCGTTGCGACCGACGGTGACGCCCTACAAACAGGGGACTCAAGCCATCAGCGATGTATTATGGTCTCCCGAGCGCATTCTTATAATCTACCCGATGGGCTACGGCGACGCCTTCATGCTGATCCCGGTCCTGCGGGAGATGAAGCGGCGCAACCCGAAAGCCGAAATCAACCTCTCCTGCTTCGAGCCCACGCGGCAGGTGTTTTTCAACCTGCCCTACGTTGACGGGTTCGTGGACTACCCGCCGCGCCTTGAAGTGCTGCAAGACTTCGGGCAGGTGCTCACGCTGGAGCACTCCGTCGAGTTCAACCTGATGGCGAGGGCGATGCACATGACCGACCGTTTCGCGCAGCACCTTGGGCTTTTCCGGAAAGGCGAGGAGTGGACGGACAACAAGAAGCCCGAATTGGCCCTGTCCGGCGACGAACGCGAATGGGCCGAGAAAACCTTCACCAAGGAAAAGGGTGTCCGCCGGTTGGCGCTGCAGGTTCAGGCCGGCGTGCGCGCCCGATCCTATCCCATCTCGCAGTTGTCCGCACCGAGGGAGGGGAAAGTGAACGGCAAGCGTCCCTCGATGCTCAACGAAATGATTATCGACGGGTGGGAAATCTGCCTTGTCGGCAGTCCGGGCGAGTTCCGCGTCGATTCCGAATTGCCCAAGGGCATGATCGACACGACGCGGCTCGGCCTGACGTTCCGACAGACCTGCGCCTTTCTGACGACCTGCGATGCCGTGCTGGCCCCCGACAGTTCGATGATGCACGCCGCCGGGACGCTGGATATTCCCTGCGTCGCCCTGTTCGGACCATTCCCCTACAAGCTGCGCACCGCCTACTATGAGAGCGTGTTCGCGTTGATTGCGGAGGGCGGCTGCAGGCTGGCACCCTGCTTCCATACGCACCACACCGGCCTGCCACTTTTCCCGCCGGATGGCCCGTGCAACAAGACCGGCATCTGCACGGAACTGGCCGCGATCAAGCCCGAGACTATTCGCCTGAAGCTGGAGTCGCTGGTGCCGCGTTAGAATTGCCCTGCAGCGCGGCGGCCTGACCGCCCTGCCGGATAATCAGCGAGCCCAAATCAGGATTCGCTTCCACGTTGACGGGAAGCTTGGCCATGATGCGCTGGTAGGGCTTCGACAGGACCATGGACCGCACCAATCCGCGGACGCTCGGAAGTAGGACTCCAGCCGCCGCCGCCAGTGTCGCCGCCACGGGGCTGTGCGTGGTCGTGGCAGTCGCGCCGCCCAAAAGCGTGCCCATGACCACGCGGCCGGCGTTGCCCGTGACGGTCGTGCCCGGAACGGGCGTCTTGGCCCCTTCCCGCGTCGTGGACGAAAAATTGTTGGCGAAGTCAGCAATGGTTTTCAGCGGGCCGGTGAAGGGGGCCTGATTCTGGGCTTTCCGGGCGAGCACGGACGGGATCACCGAGCTGCCGCCCTCGCGGATGGCATCCTCGATGGCATGCGATTGGGCCATGAGCGTGCGGGCGTCGCGGAAATCCTGCAGGGTTTGCGAAGCGCCGTAGCCTTCGCCGGCTTGGTTGGTCAGGTGGCGCTCAATCTGATCCTCGATCGCCTTGGCGGCGCCGCGGGCGGCCTGCCCCACGCTGGTATTGCCCTGCTGAAAGGCATCCGATGCCTGGTCGCGCAGAATTTGGATCTGGCTGATGGCGTCGCCGGCATCGAAATTGTTCACGTCCACCCCCTTGACCAACAACTCGACCTGCGGGTTGGTGGCGCCGGGGAACGACCGGGCCGCACCTCGATATTTGGCGGTGAGGCCGTCCAGCGCAGTATGAAATTGGGCATCGGTCGGGATCGTGCCGGCCGCCGCGACGGGGGCGTAGCCGGCCTGATATGCCTGCTGGCGCACCGCCTTGGCCAAGTCGGAAGTCAGGTCCACGTCGGGGTTTGTGGGGCTCAAGACGCGCCGCGCTACGTCGTTAGCCACGTCCTGATTGATGTGCGTGGCCGCCTGCCGGATGGAGGGACCGCCCGCAAGGCTATCAATCGCCTTGTTGGCCATCGAGGGGTTGACCTTCGAGGGCTGGACCACCATGCCGAGATCCTGACCGGCCTGCAGGGTTGCCACCTTTGATGCAATCTTGCCCTCGGCCGCCGCCCGCGCCGCCATGATTTCGGGATTGGTCTGCTGGACGTGCTCGGACACGGAGCCGAACAACGCCGGCAGGATGGCCGACCATGCGGCATTGCGGATCGTCGGAAGCTGGTCGTCATCAATGACGGAGCGGGTCGTTTCGGCGGCAAGACCTCCTAAACCCTGTTTCGCACCTTCCGTTATTAATGAACTTCCGGCTTTACTCACGCCAAATTCTTCAAGTGCTCGACTTGCTGTGCTGGTTCCCGATAAAGAGCCCCCGGGGATGGCCCCAACGATGCCAGCGGCCGCCAATTCGCCCGGATGAACCTTGTCCTGCTCATCCTGCGCGATTCTGCGGCGCTGGGCGAGGTAGTCGCCGCCCGCCGAGCCCAAACCCGCGAGAAGCGGAACCATGACGGGAGCGGCCGGGCCGGTTGCCGCGCCAAGCGTTGCCCCCGCGGTGGCGCCCCCGCCCTGCAGGGCCATGTCAATACCCCTGCCGAAGGCTCCGACTGCGCCGTGCGCCTGAACCTCCTTCTGTTCGGGACTGATGGCGCTTTCAGCGGCGGCGGCCAGCGTCGGGCTGATGTCCCGCAATTGGGACAGACTTTGCTCGCGGGCAAGCCGCTGATCGTCCGTTTCTCCGATGATCGGGCTGATGGCGTTCCGCAACTCGGTCTTGATCTTGTCCCAAGTGCCCTGCTCGGGAACGGCGCTCAGGGTCGGAATACGGCTGGTCGGCATGGCCTGCGCCGATTGGGCCTGCTGGGCTTGAAATGCGCCGTGAAGGTAGGCGTCAGGGTCGAAATTCCCACTGGATGCCGAGGCCGGCTGCGCCTGTGCGCTGGAAGTGGTCTGGGTCGGAGCCGAAGGCTGCGCCGCCGCCCCCGCCGGCGCTTGGACGGGCGCGGGGGCTTGGACACTCGCTAGGTAGGCATCCGGGTCAAAGTTGGCCATTTCATTGAAGCGTGCTCAAATGCTGGATGATGAGGGCCGACTTCGGGTCGTTCGGGTTGCTTTTCGCATACTCCAGCGCCGTCCGGTCTTGGTCGGTCATGCTTTTAGGCGGATTGGCGAAAATGGCCGGCGCAAGGATTTTGTTCGGGAACGGGTATTGCTGCGTCGCCTGCAGGTCCGCTTGGTCGCGGGTGATGCTCGGGTTGCCGCGCAGCGCCTTTTCCATGTAGTCGTTCCGCTGGCTCAAGACCTGATTCACCTGCTGCAGCTTTTCCAGTTTCTGGTTCTGGACGGAGGGTTGGTCATCCGCATGCGGCAGGGACGCCGTCACCGCGTTAAATTCATTGATGTTTCGGATGTTCTTCACCTTCGACATGATGTTCGTCGCGAAGTCGCCGATGTCCTGCTGCACTTGGCGCACAGGATCGCTCACCTTGCCGACCAAGCCCGGACCGAGAATCCGCGAGGCTCCGGCGGCGACGGGGGAAGCCTGCTCAGCCTTCAAATCGTCGCCCAGCTTGGAAATGTAAAAGTTCATTTGTCCCAGCGCATCACGCTGGTTCGAGATGTCATTGAAGTCCTGATTGCGCTCCTTGTTGATGGCCTCGGTCTGGGCGACGGCGGGCTTGGTTTGGGCGTCGAGCGCCGCCTTGTTGCCCTGCACGGCCTCTTGGCCCTGCACGCGATATTGCGCGCCCAGCTTCATTTGATTGAGCGTGAGCTGCGCTTGCGTATGACGCGCCGCCAAATCGTAAGCGTTCTTCTTCCCCTGCTCGATCATGTCGTAATATTGCTTGCTCTCGGGCAGCAGCGCCAAGCCCGCGTATTTGGCCTGCAGATTCTCGTATTTGTTAGAGATTGCATTCCAATCAGGCGTTCCATCGGGCTCTTTTGGGACATTCTTCGGATCGTTGATCTGAGCGATGTCTTTAACGACATCCGGTTTCATTGACTGAAAACTGGCCCGCATATTTTGGATCGCAATTGCGGCGGCAAGGTCATTTTGCTGCGTTATCACATCGGCTTGGCTTTTCGCCTGAAGCACCGGCAGCAACGCGGCAAATTGAGCAGCCTGTTGTTGCGTGTTTTGCTGCGTTTCGGCGGTATTGGCTCCGATCTGCGCCCGCTGCGCCGCCTGCGTCATCCAGTTCTGCTGCGCCGTGACGTTGTTGTTCCCCTGCTGCTCGGCGGCAAGGGTCGTCTGCGCCTGCGCGGTCGGGTCTTGAAATTCTGGGGAGAGGACGGGCATGTCAGGCGGGGGTGGCCACGCAATCAGGTTTCCACTTGATTGTGGCAATGCAGCGATTCATCCAAACGGCGAGGATCGGCTTCAGAGCAGGGTGGCGGTTGATAAACGCAGCCCAAGTCCGCCCGTAGCGCATATAGATACGAAGGAACCAACGCGGCGCCGATGAGAAAAACCATTTGCGCCAACGGCGCCAGCGTGGGTCACGTTCGCCAAACACCGCCCGCGCCACCCAGCATGAGGTTCCAGACCTGAGCGCAAGGGAGTTCGGTGCGCCAGCAGCAAGCATTCCATTGGTGGAACCCGGACCGGTGTTTCCGCCGCCACTGTTTCCGCCGCCACTGTTTCCGCCGCCACTAGGCGTAATCGCGTTTTGGATCGCGCTTGAAAGCGGGCTGATCTGGCTCGTGATCGAGTCCCACAAATTGTTGCTATTCGAGTTCGCGGCCGCTGCAGCGGCGTTGGCCGCGCCCTGACCGATCTGCTGGTTGTTAGTGTTGTTTGTCGTCTGGGTCTGCAACGCCTGCGAGGGCGTGAGCAGGAACGAAAGCGGTGAAGTGGGGTTCACGTTCGGGGCGGTGCCTGAAAGGGTCGAAAGTGCCGAGGTCGCGGCGCTTAGATTGGTTTGCCCATATTGCAGCGCGTTGATGCCAAGGCTGCGGAGCAGATTGCTCTGCGAGAACCCGCTGCTCGCCCCGGTGCCCTCTCCGATGTTGTTCTCGGCGGCATACTGCGAAAGCTGGTCCACGACGCTCTGCGGCACCTGATAGGGATTCTGGGCCAGCGAGGTCGCCTGCGAGCTGAGGGCTCCCGCTAGATTCGAGTAGCCGGGCTGGGTGATATTCCGCGCCGCAAGGGCCTGTTGCGCTGTCGTCGTGTTCACCGACCCCGACAACTGCGAGGCCGATGCGAGGCTGCCCAAATCCCCCTGAATCGAATTGTTCTGGACCTGCGTGGGATCGACGTTTTGGTAGGGAACCGTGGCGGGGGCCTGCGTCTTGTTTTGCGACGCGCTATAAACCTTCGCCCCGGCAGTCAGGGCGGTTCCAGCCAAGCCGGCAAACGCCGCCGCGCCCAGCCCCAGCGTTTTTTGCTGCTGCTCCTCCTGCTGTTGAAGTGGCCATTCCTCGCTCATTTTAGTTGCGGGATTGCGGTGATGGAATCGGACACAAAAAGAAACGGCTGCTCATCGGGAATGCAGCATGACCCGTCCGGCCCGCGGATGGCTTCGGGCTCAATGGCAAGTTCGCGCTCAATCTCGGCGACGTTTGTGTGGCGCGTGATGTGATAGGTCGCCCAAACAGTGTCCTCCAAGACGATGATGGCCCGCTTGGTGCCGGCCAGATTTACCCCGCGATGCCCAGCCCGCATTTCCGTCTGGTTGCCCTTGTCGTCCACCACGATGACGCGACCGCGCAAAATCGTGAAGGGCGATTCCTTGCGATGTGTCCGCGTCGTGTAAATGGCCGCATCAGGAAAAGGCAATGCCGGCAGCATGACTTCGCGGACGTACAGAATAAGCCCCGTGTCCGAATCGCGGATGAAACTGTGCGAGAGCTTCATCGTAAGCTGGGGAAGCTGCGCCACCGCCCCGTCGAGGCGCTTCAGCTTTTCGGAAAAGTTTTCTTCGGCGACCATTTCAATATGCTTTGTATAAACGATAAAAATACGCCGTGGGTTGGATCACATTGAACGCCGTGCCGCTGCCCGTGCTGCCGGTGCTCGCCACGGGGATCGAGGTCGAACCGGGCGTCACCGCCGGATAAACGCCGCTCGCCTGCGGGCCGTTTTGGAACGACCCGGTGTTCGTGCCGTAAATTTCGGGATGCGTATGCGCCGGCAGTTCGGATACCGCCTGCAGGTGGCTCTCCTCGCCAATCAGCGTTCCGGCCGCATGGGCGCTTGCCGGGCCGTTCGTGTTCACGTCGGCCCCGCCGATCACGCACCCGCTCGATGCGGTATGCTGCTGCCAGCCGGGATTGGCCGTGAGCGCCGCCGCCAAGGTTGTCGCCGTGACTTCCTTCAGGTCGCCGATGCTCCCCGCGGCCGTGGTCCAGTTGGAGGCCGCCGCGTTCCAGATAATGAGGCATCGAATCGTCGTATCGTAATACTCCGATCCGTCGCTGGGGGTGGCCGGACGCGAACTGGTCGGGCCGGTCGAAACCTGCGTCGGAATCGTAGTCCATGCGGTCCCGTTCCACGAGAAAAGCCCGATGGGGTTTCCGCTCGTGTCGGTCTTGAACCAAGGGAGGCTGCGATTTTGGGGAGCCGGAGTATTTGGCCCGAAGTTTATCCCATTGAATCCGGTCGCGCCCGCGATATTCGTGTACGCCGAAATGTAATTGACCAACGCCTGCGCGCTGGACGGCAGCGGATCATTCGCTGGAACGGTGCCGGGAGAGAGAAATAGGGTCAGGCCGGACATGGTTTACGGGGCGTAGTTATACACGGTGACGGTGAGCGGCGACGACGTGCTGCTGCCGAAGGAGTTGGTTGCGGTCATCGTGATGATGTAACTGCCGGGGCTGCTCCAATAGAACGTCGGGTTTTGCGCCGTCGAGAACAGCGAGCCGTTCATGGACCAAACCCATGAAGTCGGATGCCCGGTGGAATTGTCCGTGAAAAGGGAGGTTTGCCCGACATTTGAAAACGGGTCGTCCACGGCGATGGCCGCCACGGGGGCGCCCGGCGCGGCCCCGCCGCCCGAGAGCGCACCGCCCGCAATGATTGCCGCCGCCATCATGGGGAGATTTGTCCATTGGCCCTGAGCGAAGCCCCGACGTTGGCGCAATTGCCCGTCGTGCCCGCGAAGTTGATGGAGAGGATGTCCCCAAGGTTGAAGGTCCAGTTGGTCGAGCCGCCCGACACGGAATACTGGGCCGGAACCGTCGTCGCCGGCACGCTCGTGAAGCCGGGGATCGCCGCGCCATTCTTCAGGATGGTGATGTTCGTGGAACCGGCCGAGCAGAAGAACCAGCCGAGCTGAAGCTGGATGGCGATGTCGAGGACGTGCTGGTAGATGACAAAAGTGCCATTGGCCGGCGTGGAGAAGAAAATCGGGAAGGGCATCTCGGCCAGTTGCCCGACGCGCACGTTGGTCTGCGCCTGCGTATCCAGCGCAAGGAGCTTCGCATAGCTTGCTGCGTCGATCAGGCCGTTGGTCGAGCCTGACGCCAGCGCCATATTCGTCGCCACAAACTGCGTGATGACAAGCGGCGTGATCGCAATGTCGTTTCCCGTGGACGGGTCGGTCGCCGCAATGTCCTCATTGCCGGCGAGGGGTGACTTCTGCGGATTTCCTGAAAAACGTGCCATGAGGATGCGCTACTCCGATTTACGGCTGTTTCGTATACGGGATTCCGTTTTGGTCCACATATCCGTTGCCGTTCTGGTCAGTGTAGGCGCTGCCGAGGCCGCCGACGGGGATGGAGTAGGAAATATCGTTGTTTGTCACGACATTTTGGAGACCGCTCGCCACCATGTCCCCCTGCTCGGAATAATCGGTCTCGGGCACGGGCTTGGACCAGAGCTTGATCCGGTCCATCAGGAGGTAGCCATCCCAGACGATGCGGACCTGAAACCCGTAACCGACGTTAAGCGGCGATTGGTCAATGGCGTCGGTGCCGTCCACCATCGTGAACGACTTCACGCGGCCCCGTTCCTGCGCCTGCAGGTCGTACCACTGGCCCGCATTGTTGGTCATCTGGGCATCCACCGTGAGGGAAGGCCCCCATGGCTGCCACTGGCTGCGGTTGTCAGCCCGATAGTAGGCGGTGATGGTCGTGACGCCCTGCAGTTCGCAGGGCCAAATATCCAGCCGCATGAGCTTCTTTTTCTGCCCCGGCGAACCCCAATCGAAACGGCGGCTCTCGTAGTAACTCGTGATGGAGTTCTGGGTTAGTCCGCCTGACAGGATGGAGGCGTCGGCCACGGCGTTCGTGACGATTTCCCACAAGCGGTTTTCGCCGTCCGGGTCGGTCGAAATGGCAAAGGCGCGATCGACCCCGTTCGGGCTGCCGGCAAAAATCTTCACAAACTGCAACCCTTCGGCCACGCCGTCGTAAGACGGAGGCGACTTGCCGCGCATCGTCGAAAGCGGGGCCGTGTCCAAGGAAATCAGATACTTGAACGACGTGGCGCCAAACAGATTGTTGAACGGGCTCGCAAGGAACAGGATGCGGTTGTTGAAGAAGATGCCTCCGCTCACGTCCAATTGGTTCGTTGTCTCGTACCCGACCACGCGGGACACTTCGCGGGAAAGCGGGGAATTGCCGGGGCTGAGGGCGTCCCACTGCGCCGCCCGCAGGGACCAAATCTGGCCGTTTGGATCGCGCCAGTAAAGGTCTTGGTTCACGCCGATCACGGCGTCCTGACCCGCAGCGCCGATCTTCGGCAACAAGACCTGCTCGAACCCCGGAATCTGGTCCCAGAGTTCGCGGGCGGTGATCTGCAGCCCAAGGCTGTTGACGTATTTGTCCCCGAGCACAATCAGGCTGCCGTAGCCCGTGTCCGTGTTGTTCACCGGCAGGAACGAAAGGGCGTTGACCGGCGTGCGGAACAGGAAAGAGCCGCCGCCTGAAAGGTAGATCGTTTCCGTGAACTGGAGTTCCGACTGGAAAATGTCCGATGTGATGTTGCCCACCTGCACCTGATTCCCAGCCCCCTGCACCACCACGGCCAGCCGGCCGTTGCCGTAGGCCATCATGGTCCCAATTGGAACCTCGGGAATGGTCGGATCGGCCCGGCGCGTCACCGACCCGTCGTAAATGATGCAAGCCGATTGGCCGTCCTGCACGAGAAAGCTGCCCGCCGTCTCGCACATCCAGACCTGCTGGATAATCGGCGAATTGACAAAGCCGAGCGGTATCTGGTCGATGGTGACATTGTTCCCGTTGACGAGCAGCCTCCAGAGCTGTCCCCAAATAGAAAGGATGAACATGCCCTGATCCGCGCTGAAAAAACCGGCCCCCTGCACCTGACCTTTCGGCAAAATCGCCCGCTGCACCAATCCAAATCCGCGGGTGCGCGGCTTCCCGTCGCGGATGGAGATATTTGATGCCCATGCCGCCTGCGCCTGCCCGATTTGGTCGGGCCGGAAAGCGGAATTGATGCCGTCATTCAGGACGGTTTGGTCGGCTGGAATCCAATCGGGGGCCATGTTAGGAGATGTTATTTCCCGTGGTTCCGGTGAAACTTCCGCCGTTCACATAGGTTCCCGAGACACTGGTGTTGTTATAGATTCGGCCCGGGTTGATCTGCTGGTAGGTGATGAACACCCCGGAACCAAGGCTGTATCCAATGTTTCCTTCCACGAAACAGTCAACGAGGGTTTTACCCGCGTCTCCAGTGATGAGCATTCCATCATTTGTCGTCGTGCCCTTGATGATATTGTCCTTGAAAAAGCATCCGACCCAATTGGTCGCCACGTTGGACGCGCTGAAAGTGTAACCGCGGATTCCGTAGGCTGGGCAATTCTTGATCGTGTTGAACGAGATGCTGGTATTCTGGATGTCGAGATAGGCGATTCCGGACCCCGTGGAAGGAGAATCCACCTTGTTGTCGTCCACGTCGCACCCCGAACAGAAATAGGCGTTGATCGCCCCGAGAGGCCCAAGCGTCGTGTTGTTGTTATAGCAGCGATTCCCCAGCACCTTGCAGCGGGTATTGTAGGCCGTCGTACTGGTATATCGACCCAACTCGATGCCGGCGGCAACCGTGGTGTTGATTCCATTGTCTTCCACCGTGATGTCCGTGCATTCGAGCACGGCGATGCCCCGAATCTGGCCGTTATAGATTTCATTCCCGCTCACGATGCCGCGCATCGGCCCATAACCAACATTGTCGGCCACGAGTGCGATTGAATCGTCGCCCGTGTAAATTAGGTTGTTGTCTTCGATGTTGAAATCCGAGACGTTGCCAACGTGGATTCCATCCCCGAGGGTGGCGTAAATCGTGCAGCCCACCACGGAAAACCCGGTCGAGTAGGTCGAGCTTGAACCGGCGGCATTTGAGAGATGGATGCCAAAGTCCGAACAGCCTGAAATATAGAGATTGCGAATCTCGGCGTTGGACGAGGCATACATGCGGATATGGCAACCGCTGCCCCGGATGGTCGCGCTGCCGATCAGGGCGAAGTCGCGCATCGTGATCTGCGAGCACGTATTGTCGAAATTGAAAGTGTTCCCGGCGGCCCCGGTCACGGTGCTCGTCAGGACCGAACTCCAGCCATTCCCGCAGACCGTTACATTCGTTACGCCGCTGAAAGTTGACGGTTGTCCGTTGATCTTGAAATTACCGTCGGGGATATAAAGCGTCTTGAATCCACCGGCTGCAATGATGTCCGAAATCATGGCGTTCAGCGCGGCGAGCGTCGCCGTGGGGTTCGCTCCCGTGGGATCGCCGCCATATTCCCACAAGTTCAGGACATCCGGCCCGGACCAGACTGTATCGTAATCCGTCCCGCTGTTTTTTCGCAGATACGCAAACTTGACTCCACCCGTCGGGAGTTTGGCCGCAATCGTGGGATTGGGGTAAGTGCCGCCCAAGTCTCCACCGGCTGAGGCGCCCGTGTGAATGGCGGTTGTATCCAGATTGGCGGCGGGAGTGACGGAGGGGTTTGGATAAGTGCCCCCCAATCCGCCGCCCGCGCTTCCGTTGGGCGGCAGTGAGGTCGGGGCTCCGCTCGTGATTTGCGAATAGGAAATGGCAATGGCTTCATCCGTCAGCGCCGTGACGCGGCCCTTGGTATCAACCGTGACGACCGGAACCCGCGCCGCCGAGGACGGGAGCGGGCCGACCGCCGATCCGATTGCGGCCAGCGAAGGATTCGGGTAGGTTCCCGCAAGGTCGCCACCGGCCGCGCCCGTCGGGCTGCTGCCGGTCGGCGTGATTGCCACTTGGGAAAGCGCAATTACGCGGCCCTTGCCGTCGGTCGTAATGACAGGTGCCATCGTGGCGCTTCCGGCCGACGCCCCGGACCCAATCGTTTTCAGGCTGGGGTTGGGATAAGTACCGGCCAAATCGCCGCCCGCCGTCCCGGTTGGCGTTCCGCCTCCGCCGCTGGACGAAATCGCCTTTGGAACATACCGTCCGTCGGCTTCGCTCCAAACCAGCGCGTCGCCGTCAGCCGGCTGATTGGTGGCGTCGTTTTGCAGCCCGGAGACCGGGGCGAGAGCGGCCCAATTTGCGCGGTCGGACATCGGGGGTCACAGGATATAGTTGCCGTCGCGCCGGATGCCCATGCCCTCGTTCACGGTGATGAGCGGCTTCTGCGCCTGCTTGCCGATGTAGGCCGTCATCTCTTTTTTCAGGATGTCCACCGCCGAAGCCTTGTATTGCTCGTACAACTGGAAATTCTGCGCCTCGCGGAAAAACACGGCCTGCACCATTGTCGAGAGCGCGGCCAAATTCGGGATCAGGAGAAAGTCGCCCGTCGAATAAATCGGCGTGTACCGTTTCCGCAGGCGCGCCAGAATGCAGTAGGTCGTGCCGTAGGTCAGGTTCGGGATCGAATAGCGGCGGTAGAAGGGCCGCGTGTCGTAGGGCGCGTATTGGCCGAGGAAAACCACGTTGTTCACCGCATTGGTCACATAGAGCGAGACCGCCCCGTTCGTGACCGGCTTCAGGATGGCCGTGACCTGCGAGAATGCCTGAGTCGAGGAGGTCGAAAACGGCGTCGCGTCGCCGTTCAGGGCCAGTTGCACGCCGTCGATATAGGCGCCGGACCCGGCGGCATCGAGCGTGCGAATCCACTGACCGTTTTGGTCATAGCCCTGAATGATGATGTAGGGGCGCACTCCGTTGACCAATTCGCTCGCCGCGCAGGTCACGGTCGGATAATAGACCGTGCCGTCCGAGGGAATGTCCTCGAAGGTCGCCACCTGTTCTTTGTCGAGCACCCCTTCCAGTTGCTGCAACTCGGTTTGGTCCAGATATTCGGCGGTTGCGCCATACACCTTGGGGAATCCGGGGCCGTAGCCGACAAACTCAAACCATGGAGACTGCATGGGTAGTGGAACGCCGTTCACCATGAGCGAGATGATGCGGTCGAATTCCGACGGGACGTTGATCCGGTTGGTCGTGACCTTGAACTTCATCCGCACGATGAGCTGCGGCCAGTCCCATTCGTTCATCAATTCCTGTGTCGCCAAATTCGTGTAGGCCATCACGCGGGCATCGGAAACGGGCATCCCGGACGCGCCGGCAATGCGGGCGATTTCGGGCTGCAAGTCTCCGTAGGTGAAGCGGTTCATCTTAGCTCAGGGACATCCATGTTTTGCCGGAGGAAGCTTGGTCGTTCGGGGCCAGATAGCCGGAGCCGGTTTTCACGCCGGCCACCAGCATGTAATCTTGGTCGCCCGTGACGGCGATTTTCACGATGAAGGGTGTGGTCAGGAGGACAGTGGGGACCGCCGCAAGCGCATTGGTTCCGGTGCCGGTCAGCGATGTGACCGCGTTCAGGTACGGAATATTCTGCGGCCCAAAGACCGCCGGAATGAGGGAACTCATAAATGGTTGCAAAATCCCCGAGAGGGGATCGTTCACCCAGCCGTCCGCGTTCCTGAACATGCTGCCTTGCATCAGGTGCCGCTCCCCCGGCTGGCGAAGTATTCCGCCGCCTCCTTGTGGTTCATCTTGCTCGGGTCAACCCCGCCGCTATCGCCCGCATTGCCGCGCATCTGCGCGTTCGGGTTCCGGGCGGCGATGCCCGACAGCTTGGCCTCCAGTTCGGCGATGCGCGCCTCCCGCGCCTTCACGGTTTTCAGGACGAGGGGCATGACGTGCTTCACCTGAAATTCATAGGCGGCGGCCTTGATCGAGGCGCGGGCGATGTCCTTCGGGGTGGATTGGCCGAGCGCAATCCTCTCGGACTCGGTGCGCAGGCCGCGCACGGCGGCGTTGAACGCCTCGGCCTCGGCCACGACCTCGGGGGCGGTGCCGGGCGGGACCGTCAGTTCGGCGACCTTGATGGAACCCAGCGTTTCCTGATAGGTCTCGTCGAAGGCGGTCTTGTAGCCATTAAAGGTCTGCGCTTTGAGGGTCTGGTTGATTTCGCCGGCCTTCGACACGGCGGCGAGCGCCTTCTGCCGGAGGGACTGCGCCGTGCGGATCGCCGTCGCAAAGTCGGTCACGTCCAGCGGACTCTTGAGTTTGCCCGACACGTCGTTCACGGCCTTGCGGAACTCGATGCCGTCCTTTGCCAGAATGGCGTCGAGGTTCACATCCGTCACTCCGGCGGCGGCAAGGATGTTCTTCGCCTCCTGCTCGGCGGCGTTCTTGGGCGCGACAAACTCCTTCTGGAAATTCGGGTGGCTTTCGAGGTCGAGCACCATCAGGCGCTTCGACATGGCCTCGTGCTCGGCCTTGAGGGCTTGGAACTCCGGCGAATCCGTGAGGGCGACGCCGTTCTTCCTGACCTGCTCCAACTGGGCGCGCGTTTCCTGCAGTTCGCGGTCGCGGCTGGTGAGCTGGTTGCGCAGTTCCTTGGCGATGCCCTTGATCGTCTTGAAGCTCTCATGGGCGGGGGCGGAATATTCCTTGCCGAGCTGCACCTTGTCCTCGGGATTCTCGGACGCGGCGGCGGCAGCCGAATCCGCGGGCTTGGGCTCGGCCTTCGGCTTGGCCGCCTCCGGCAAAAACTGCTCGGTTAGCTGGGCTCCGATGTCCGCTTTCTTTTCCGGCGCGGCAGCGACCGCAGGAGCAGCAGGGTCAGGCTGTGCTGGGGCAGCGTCGGCCGGCTTTGGTTCCGCAGCAGGAGCAGCAGCGGCCGGGGTGTTCGCGGCCTTGTGCTTCTCGAAAAATTCTGCGGCATCGTAGTTTTTGTTGAGGGTGACGCCCGACGGGAGGGTCGGGCCTTTGGACGGGACAACGGGCGCAGCAGCCGCCGGGGCGGCTGCGGGTGTGACGGTGGGTTCGGCGATGGCACTCATGGGTTATTTCTGTTCAGGGGAGATTTCCCCAAATTTGGCATCCACCCGGCCGGACTCGGGATAGGTCGCTTGGTCAATCGACGGCGGCTTGGGCCGGTCGGTGAGGAGCGAAAAAATGGCTTGCTGATAGAGGTCGAAGCCGCGCATCTCGCCCAGACGGATTGCGGCGCGCTCGTTGGAAAAGGCGTCCCGCTCGGTTGAGCCGCCCAACTTGCAGACGGAAGACGGGCGGAACTGCTGCACCATGGAGAGGAGCTTGATGTAAAGCGGGCTCGTGACCAGCGCCCGCGCATCCTCCTTTTCCTTCGGCGAAAGCTTGTCGAAGGGGTTGAACACAATTTCGGGGGTTTTCTTTTCGCCTTTCTTCATTGGCCTCCTGAGTTAATCGCGGATTGCACGTCCTGCGGCTGCAGGGGTTGGCCCGTGGATTGTGCCCGTTGCTGCGCCATCGCAAGGCGTTTCATCAAGCCCTGCGCGATGGAACCGACCGCCATGAAGCGGGCGTTGAGGGCCTTGTATTGCGGACGATCAACCAGATTGGTCGAGAGGAACTGAAGGTGCTGCTGGATATGCGGCAGCGTCAGTTGCAGCGCAATCATGTGGCCGTGGTCGATGGGCTGCTTGGCCTGCACCTGCTGGACGATGGCCTCCAGCGGCTTCAGGTGCTCGTCGCAATGCTCGATGTGCGAATCGGACGGATCAACACCCATGAGCGGCGGCCCGCCCAGCACGATGCCCTGCGCCATGTCCGCGCTCTCCATGATGGCGGCGCGTCGGGCCGCGGGGGCGGAATCGCTGCCGGGGGGCAGGAGAAAGGTCTGCGTGGCGTTGGCCCCGGCCAAGGTCGAGACGCGGAAATCCAGAATCGCCCGGCGGTTGGCATCGGGCTGGTTCATAATTTCGGTCATCAGGGCTTGGCTGATCTGCTCGCGGGCGACCGGGGAAGCCATTGTGGGCGAGGCACCGCACTCGACGGTCATCTCGATTTCCTCGTCCTCCAGCAGTTTCCAGAGGGCGTCAGGCACGCCGTCCGCCTCGCACCGCTTCTTGAACTTCTTCGCATCCGGGTTGTCGGACTTCTTCACCAGCCGACGCACCATCTCCGAGAATAGCCGGCCCTCCTGCGACAAAAAGATGGCGGAAGTCGCCGTGCTCATCTCGTTTTGGATGTTCGAGAGGATGATGGCCTGCTTGGCCGTCTTGGTCTCGCCGATGTCCTTCTGCGGCTCGTTGTAGGTGAAATTGTTCTCGGTTTGGTTCTCAGCGAGGATGCCGACCAGCTCGCTTGCCGCCTGCAACCCCTGCGGATACCATTGGAGCTGGTTCAGCCCCACCGGAAAAATGTTGATCGCCGAATAGTTCTCGACCGGGGGCAATTCGGTCGGCGTGTCCTCGCTGCGGACGAAGTTCATCGCCATCGCCATCGTCGCCGAGTCGATCATGCGGCACTTCGCCCGGTTGATGGTCGTCGCATAGTAGTAGTTCAGGACGCCCCAGCCCTTGACCGCGTGATAGAGGCCGTTCGACCCGACCTCGCAGAATGACGTGGGGATGATGCGGCGGAAATCGCTTTCGACCTCATCCTTTTCATAAAGGTAGTCCGGCACGTCGCTCTTTTCTGTAAAAATGTAGTGGCGGATTTTCTTTCCGTCGCTGGACCGCGCCCACATATGGACCACGGCGACCGGGGGCCAGACGCCGCCGATCACAAGGTCGTTCGACACGATCATGTCCTGCCAGAAGTTCGGGTCGAAATAGCGAGTCTGCGCCGGCCCCGGCGCCGCCATCTTGATCGCCTGCTTAATCATGTCGGGGTTCCAGCCGGCGGTGCGGGCCGTCGCCTCGCCGTCCTCCTGCGTGGCGCCACCCTTGATATGCTTCAGGAGTTCGGCTGCGGTCAATTCACCCTTGTAGGAAAACAACTCCCATGTCTCGACATTGGATTTCGTGCGCTTCGGGACGAGGGCCTGAATTGACGGCATCCATTTGTAGCGCGGGTTGTCCTCATCCTCGAACATGGCGTGCGCCGGCCCGTACATCACGTAATCGGACGTGCGACCCATGAACTCAAAGAAGTATTCCGGCCCCCAGTCCTTCAGGAATCGGTCGGCGTTCTGCGCCATGATCTGCGCATACTTGAGGTAGTCCGGCGACGGCCCCCAGAGTTTGATCGACATGGTTTGCGGCACTTCATGGACCATTTTCCAGTAGGGCAGCGAGGCGCGGCGGAAGGCAGAACGGGCGTCGTTAAAATTGGCGTTGGTTCTCCAGTCCTCCCCGGCTGCGTGGAGTGCATCAGGATCGAAAGGTCGTCCGCCCTCGATTTGATTCCTGATCTGGGCAAAACTTTGGGCGCGGAGCTGATTTTCGAGGTAGAGCCGCACGAACAGTTCCCGCGCTTGGCTGCAGTCGGCAATGCGCCGGTCGTTCGCCCACGTCGGACCCGTAAAAGGCATGTCCTCGACCCCCGAAAGCAGTTCGCCGTCCTGCGGGATGGATGTCGTGCCTCCGGCTGAAACCGGCAGCCAGTCTTTCGGGCGCACCGGCTTCCGGCGCGAGGATTTTTTCTTAGAGGCCATCTATGACTTTTTTCCAGCAGTGACTCGGATAAGTAAGGTCTCTCCCGCGTAACGATTCTTTGATTACAGTCAACGGCATAAGCACGGCGACCGAGTTCACGCATCCGCAAATTCCGCAGACATGCAGGTTGTCGATCTGCCGTTTTTTCGGCACGAGGGTCTTAATGAGCATCCAGAGCGGCGAGCAGGCGCAGGCGTTCGGGGCCTTGTTGAACGGGCAGCCGAGGCAGATTTTCGCCCGGCGCTGCGCCTCCTCCTCGTCCACGAAGTCACCGCCCGTCCGCACCCATTCAAAGATGGCCTGCGAGAACGACTGAATCTTGTCGAGGGTCAGCCGGCGCGATTGGTCCAGCATGGGCTTGTAGTCCTCGCCCGGCTCGGCGCGGCATATTCCCGGCGGCATCTGCGCGCAAATCTGGCGCTGGATGTCCAATTCTGCTTCTTCTTGCGTGGCGCGGGGCAGTCCCTTATATTGGCGGTGCTTGACGACGATGGCGCCGAGCGCGTCGAGGCCGTCGATGTCCTCCATGCGCGTCTGGGTCTCGGCCTGCGTATAGGTCCAGCCGTCGGGCGGCGTGGTCCGGGGTGATCCAAGTAGTGCCATAAGTCACCACGCAAATTCTTTTGCCTCGGCCTGTCGAGCGTTCACGCGCTTGGCGCGGTCCTTCTGCGCCTCCCATTTGGACTGCGCCTGCCGGGCGAGGTAACGACCACCGCCGGGGACGGTGCCGAGGCGGATGAGCAATTCCCCGAATTGCACGAAGGCGTCTCCAAAGTCCGGGGACCGGCCCAGCCGCCCCTTCACTTCCTTCTTCGGCTCAACCACCATGAGTTTTGTCTTGGTGCCCTGCACCAGTTCGTAGCGGCGAATCGACAAATCCTCAATGGTGCGCGGGTCGAGTTTGTCGAGTCCGCCGAGGATTCCGGCCTTCACACATTCGCTCGCACGGAACCAAAGCTCCGAAATATACCATTTATAAATATCCGAGCATTTCCGCTGGTCGTCTCCGCGCAGGTTGCGGTCGGTCGCCGCCCCGCCGTAGTCCACCCCCTGCACGTCCTTGGACCACTCTTTCTGCAGGATGGCGAACACGCCTCGGGCGTTGCCCGTCGTGTCCATGATGAAGTGCTTCGGCTGGATGCCGCGGGTGCGGCATTCGACCATGACCCAGTGGGCGATCTGGTAGTCCTTCGGCTCGGAATTGAGCGAGGCGTCAAACTTGAACACGAGCGTTTCCTTGCCGCAAATCTTGTATTGTTTTTCCCCATACACCGGCATGGCGAGGTCGGCCAGATGCAGGACGCAGTTGTCGAACTCGAAGGCGGCGTCGAGGCTCGCGCATTGCTGGGGCTGGAAGTCGAAGGTCATCGGCTGCTTGCCGCGCTCGATGGCGGACGACGGGAACACGCGGGCCACCATGCCGTCCGGCGGGAACCAGCCGCGGACGAGCGCCCAATACTGTACGCTGTCCTTGCCGTGGGCCGTGATGATTTCGTCGATGGACTGCTGGGTCAGGAGGTAGGGGAATTTCGTGAACCCGGCCTGAATGTTGGGCGACTGCTGGCCGTCCAGATGGAGGCAGACGCCGCCCTTTTTCGTTTCCCAGTGAAGGTCGGTCTCGTTGACGGAACTCCAGCCGTCCTTCGGTTCGCACCACGCGCCGAACTCGGACACGCGCTCAATGGGGTTCGACAGGAACACTGCCTTGGCATCCGGCGCGGACATCGGATTCGGCAGGGCGTCGAAAATGGCCTTGGCCATGTCCTGCGCCTCATCGAGAATGATGCGGCGGCGCGTGGCGTGGCCACCCCGGATGCGGCCCTCGGCATCCGATGTGCGGCTGATCGACATGCCGTGAATCTGATATTTCTCGCCGGCCATCCCCTTGAACTCGGCCGGGAACACGCGGCACTCATTCGTTGTGGATCGGATGATGAAAGGGTCGGGCACAACTTTGCTCTCCGCGGCTTTCAACAAGTCGGACCACATTCTTAGCCGCAGGCCCTCAAAAGTGACCGTGGAAATCGAGGTGAGCGTCACCGCCGGGTCCGCCCAGTAGTCGAGATAGACGCAGTGGGCGATGGTGTAGGTTTTGCTGGCGCGCTGGTGGCCAATAATCGTGATGTACTTGTGATTGCACCACGCCGAAATGATGAGGTCCGTCCAGCAATTGTGCTCGAATTTGGGCCAGATGATCCCCCACGCCTTGCGAAAATGCCCCTCCGCCCCGAGTCCGCCCTTCTCCCGCGGCCAGTTCACCCGGTAGCAGTCTAGCTCGACCGCAAGCATCAGCGTACCCTTGGGGTACAGCCGGCCGTAGCACTCGATTTTCCCTGAAGGATGACTAGCCACGGGCGCGGTTTTTCATGCCGCGCTGCCACTGGGCGTAGCCCTGCTGGACATTATTGGCGATGCCGCGGGAGGAGCGGACAATCGCCGGAGTTGGAACCTCGGGCCGTGTCGGGATGGCGACCGTCACGGTGTTGGATCGAATGGCCTTCATGGGCCGGCGCCTACGGGTTGTAGGGCTTGCGCGGGTTGCGGGCGGAAGGGCTGACGCCGGGGTCGAAGTCGCCCATCTGGGCACCCTTCGCGTTCTGAAACGGGGCGAGGCCGCCCATGATGCCACCGGGGGGCGTCGAGAACACTGCACCGCTGGGCATTTCGGCGTGATCCGGGCGCGGGGCCATCATGTTCGGGCCGGGCAGGCCGGGATGGCGGACGGCGATGTTGGAACCCGTCAGGGCGCCCCCGTCGCGCAGGACGGAATGCTGCTGATGCGAACTCGTCATCAGCGGGACGGCGGGGGCTTTTTTCGACGAAAAGGCCATGTCAGCACTTGCACATCGCCGGGTCCGACTTCTTGAAGGGGTGCTTCTCGAACTCGCCGTACGCCGTGCTGCGTGCGTTATGGGGCTCAAACTTGACCTGCCCGTTAAACTTTTTTCCGGCCTCGACGGCATCGGACAGCTTGTTGTTGTCGTACGGCAACTCGGGTTTGACCGCGAACTTGCCGGGGTTGCCTTTGGCAACGGAGTGGCGAGTGAAGCGTTCCTCCTGATCGCCCTCGTGTTTGATAGATTCGTCCGACCCTTCGGTCGAGTGATTCCCGCCTTGTGTGGACTTGTTGGAAATCATCGTGGATTTGATTTTCACGGTTCTCCTGATTGAGCAGCTGGCCCGCAAAAGCAACAAAGAATTGTTGACGCGCAAGCCGCTAGCGGTTTTATTCCGGGGCGTCGCCATGAAGCCCGGACCCAAACCCAAGCTGACGGAGGCGCAGGTGGCCGCGCTGCGCCGCTCCCCGCTCACCCCGAAGGCGCTGGCCGCCGACTTCGGCATTTCCCTTTCGCACGTTTACAACCTGCTCGCGCAGAAACCCAAATCCACGCCATGCCCATCAAGTCCTTGAAACCGCAGCTCACGAAATTCCGCCCCATCGGCGACCGGCTGGTTGTCCAGCGCGTCGCGGCGGAAAAAATCGCGGACGGAATCATCATCCCCGAAATCCACGTCATGACCGGCCTGATCCGCGCCAAGGTGCTGCTCGTCGGCACGAAGGTCTCGGATCATCTCGGCATCACCGAGGGGGCGGTCGTCCACATCCCGCCGCAACTCGGCTACATGAAGTTCATCCTGAACGGCGAGAACGTGGACATCGTTCCGACGGAGCAGGTGTACGCGGTGGAGGCGGCATGAGCGCCTGCTACAAATGCGGTGGCCCGCTCCAGC